ACGTCAATCAGCGCATCCTCGCCGACGACTTTCTTGAACTCAAAGCGCGGCTTTGTGCGGCGGCGCCAGATGAAGTTGATTTCTTCCGGGCACTTAGCGTCCGGATCAACGCCGAAGTTCTCAACGGTGTCAAAGATGGCGTATGGGATATTGCGGCGGCTGTTCCAGCCAAACCACAGCAGGCCGCGTCCGCCGATCAGCGCCTCATTGAGCGCACGGCGGGCAGACGTTTCCAAGTCGCCCTTCTTGATGCAGTAATCCAGCAGCTTTGCCTCAAGGTCAAAGCGTTGCAGATCCCACTGATCCGGCTCGTCCTGAGCGGTAACGCTGGCGTCCGGGTTCTGCGGGTACAGGTGACTGCCAAAGATTTCAACGTACTCAGCCACGCGGTTGATGCTGGCCTGAAAGTCGTTCTCTTGCAGATCCCAGCCGGCGTACATGCGCTTGGCCGTGCCGTCCGCATCGTAGCCGTAGGAGCGCAGATCCTTGAACGTCTTGAGGAACGCCTCGCGGTCGCCCGACTTGCTGCGGTCCAGCAGTTCTTGCAGCTTGCGTGCCGCTTTCATGTCGTCATAGGGGTTCATTGCTGCTTCCTCAAGAACACTTCAAGCACTGCCGGAACATCCGAGCCGCCCGCCCGCTTGACGTACACGCGGTTCCCGCGCACGGGGAATACGCGCTCGTCTCCGGCAGGCAGATACCCAAGCTGGTCGTCCGCGCCGCCGTACAGGATCGCCGCCCGTTCGCTGGCTGATGCGCTCTGATAGCCAAGGATCGTCACCTGAAGAATCTCCGAGGTCTTGGAGTACCCTGCCGTGGCCAAGGCTGACGATGCCAGCGTGGCCAGCGCCGATGCGGTGCTTCCGATAGTGACAGAAATTGTCACATAGTCACCTGCTAAAGTTGTCTCGCTAGGGTCGGTCATGCCATCACCGGGGGAAGGTCAGCGGACGGTACAGCAGGCCAAGCCCCAAGCCGAGCCGATGAATGCGCCACTGAGGATGCAGGGCCGGCGCCGGCGTTGGCCCGCCCGACTCGTCCCAATAGCCCTTGAACCAGTTGGACTGGTGCCAGTTGGATGCGTTCCATGCCATCAGCCCTCCGCCGTGATGGTGCTGGTGGTGCGGTTGCCGCTGCTGTCCGCCACGCCGGTAACGACATCGCGGGTGTCGTCAATGCTGCGGAAGACCGGCGAGCCGGGTCCACCACTGACCTTGCCAGCCGCAACGGCGGTCAGGATGTCCATTGCCTCGCTGGCGCTGTAGCCGGTAGCCAGCAGGTAGTCCCATACCGCCTGCCCCACGTTCGCCGTGGTCAGCCCGGTGCCGGTCACAACGATGTCCGCCGACATGGATAGGGTGCCCTTCAGGTTGCCGGACGCCCCGCCCGACCCGCTCAGGTCCGCGTCAAGCGACACGATCAGCGACAGGGCGGCGGCGCTAACGCTACCGCTGCCGCTCAGCGCAGCCGACAGTCCAGCGATGGCTTGCAGGGTCGCGCTGCTAATAGTCCCGCTGCCGGTAATGGCCGCTGCAAGCTGGACGATCAGCGCAAGGCTGGCGCTGCTGATGGTGCCAGACCCGGTCAGAGCGGCAGACAGGTCCTTGCCCATCAGCAGATTGGCCGTTAGCGTGCCGGTCCCTCTGATGTTCCCGCTGGTGCTCAGCCCGCCCGCCTTTGGCGACAGGTGCCACATGCTGCCGCCACGGGCCTCGACCGCATAGCCGTTGTTGAATGCCGATTTGTTCGTTTCTCCGGAAACGCTGTGATCGCCGCAATAGAACGAGTGCAGCAACGTGGCCTTGAACCATTGCATGGGATTCGTGAACGCATTGCCGGTCATAGCATAGCAGTTCCGATTCAGCACAGAATAGTTCTGGAGCAGCACTGGCTTAGTTCCAGATGGTATTCAGGTACCCGCTGAACGCGGAGTTGGTTGGCGTGGCGACGCCGGAGCCGACAAGGAAGTACAGCGCAGCGCCGTCATAGATGCGCGGCATGCTGGGCAGGCCGAAGACCATGTTTTGCTCGCTCGCCAAGCCCAGCGTTGACAGCGGGAACTGCGCAAGCTCGCGCACCAGCGCCACGCTGTATTCGCCAGACACATAGCTGGTGCTGTTCTGGATCGTATTGATTTCAGCGATGCCGGCGTCGCCCGATTGCAGCGGCACGGTGTAGTTGTACTTGCCGGCACCGGTCGCGCCCGTGTATAGGATGTGACTGTTGCTTGCCGCCGATTTGCCAATCGGGAGCACGGTCGGCGTTGCGCGGCTGGCGGTCTGTGCGCTGTTGGTGTAGCCCAGCGACAAGTTAGGAGTCGCCGCGCCAAGGGCGGTTGCGTTGGAGTTGAAGAAGATCGCCTGAACGCCCGCACCGTTGGTATAACGCGGGAGCAGCCACCAAATGGTGTGCGTGCCTGTGCCTGCGTCCGTAATGTTGATGGCGGTGCCCGCAATGGCGTTGGCGTAGCTGGTGGCAACCTTGAAGGTGCTATCGCTCGCCTTGATGAAGTAGTAATCCGTCGCCGTTGCCAGCGGGGCCGGAAGCGTGGTCGTGGTGCTAAAGCGGATCTTGGTTCCAAGCAGGATGTTGCTGGGGAAGTTCGCTGTGGTCGTGTAGGTACAGGTGTCGGTGCTGGCATCAGCGGTGAAAGTTTCCGACTGACCAAGGGTGGTGATGGTATTGGTGCACGCCTGCGCGGTGGTCGTGGTTACGGCAGTCAGGCGGTAGAATCCAATAACGTCCACCAGGGCCACAGTGCATGGCACAACGGTAGCAGCCGCGCTGACGGCTGATCCGCTCAACAGGTACTTGTAATAGGTTGGCTGGACCGCCCCGCCATGCGGGATGCTTGCCGCGTTGGTGGTCGTGTCCTTGACCGGCTGAAAGTTCAGCGCGGTGCCAGCATTGAAGATGGCATCAGCACCGGGGTTGCCAGCGCCACGGAACAGCGTGTGCCATTCGTTTGCCACGGCGGCGGAAGTTGGGTTGAAGTTCTTGGACCAGTTGGCGCGGAACGTCTGACCGTTAGAAAGGGCGCTGATGATTTGATCGTTAGATGCAAAGCCGGGCATGGTGTATTCCTAGTTCCAGATGGCGCGAAGGCTGCCACGGATGGCCGTACCAGACATGGAGCCGTTGGGGAGGGCGAGAACAGAAAGGTAGGCGTCATCCTGTATTTCTGGCAGTTCGTTGCCAAACAGCAGAAAGTCTTTGTCGTACACGGCGCCGTTATTCAGGATGTGAATCATGGCAAGCGGCTTGACGAGCAGCAGGGCGAAGAATCCGGTATCCGGCCCCAGCATGGTCAGCGACTCAACCGAACGCACGCCGGTATCGCCGTCTTGCAGCGGGATGAACGGGTGGCCGCCGCTGGCGGTTGCCGTGGATGACGTGGTGATGGTTCCGGGGGCGGCGGCGGTATTCTGGATCACGGTACCAGACGTGCGTCCCGCAACGCCAGCGCTGTTGGTGTAGTTCACCGTAAATGACTGGCCGCCCGTGCGGCTTGAAATGGTGACAGCCATCATCTGCACGCCGGCGCCGGACGTATAGCGCGGCAGCGTCAGGGTGTTGTCCATTACCTGCGGATCGGTGTTGCCGTCTTCAATGCTGGGGTAATACAGCAGGTAGTCGCACAGCATCAGTTCGCACGGCAACGGCGTGGCGGATGAGCAGCCAACGCGCAGCGAGCGCAGGACTTTCTGGAATCCGTCACCGGATACATTTGAGCCGTGGAAGATGCCGCCGTCCGTAGACTGCTTCACCTGCTGCGCCGTCAGCGGCGTTGCGTCAAACCACTGCTTGGCGCGTGGATTGCCAGCCGATCCGGTCAGGTCGTACCACAGCCCTTGCGTGGTGACTTGGTTGATGTTCTTGACCCACTCAGTCATCCGGACCCGTCCGGACAACTCAGCGTCAACCACATCCCTGACTGACCGGAAGCCGCTCACGACTTCACTCGCTTCACAATGCCAATAATGGCGTCAACCAGCTTACACAGGCGCGACTGATCCCGCATGCCGCCTTCACCATAGCAGGTAACGGTCATATCCAGCAGCACCGTTCCGGTGTGCTCGCAGGTACGATGAATGCCGCTCGCGTCAGCAGTGGCCGGCGCTCTGCACTCCTTGCAGATATAACGCTCCATCACGCCTCCGTGATAGTCAAGGCGCTGTCCGCAAATTGTGGCTGAATACCGGCAGAGATTGAGCGCGATGCGGAAAGCGCACCAGCCCACAGGACAAGACCGGCGCCGGACGAATCGGTGCCGACCGCCACGTAGGTAACGGTCGCGCTTCCAGCGGTGCATTCCGCAAACTGAGCGAGCGCCGCGTTTACGGTTGACCCGCTAGACGCCGCGTCCCAGCCGGTTCCGGTGCGGTTGACCGCAAGGCGGGCATAGCCGGTATAGCTTGCTTCATTGGTCGTCTGTGCGCCACCAACGCCGGGATCGGCGGTATGCAGCGAGAGATAGACGTTCGTGTTCGGACTGGTGGTATCGTTCTCGGCCAGCCCGTTGATCGTGGTGCCGCGAAGGATCAGGTCCAAGAAGTTATTGCAAAAGGTCGTGCTCTTGGGCATGTCAGACTCCCGCAATCTTGGCGATGGCCGCACGGATCTCAGACAGCTTGGCCTCGCCGTGAGCGATCTGCGCCCCCAGCATAGCCAGCACTTCTTCCTGCGTCTGTTTGGCAACCGCGAACTTCTCTGCGTTCAGGGCAACTTCGTGATCCAGCTTGTCCGCCTGCGCGTTCGCCTTGGCAACGGCGGCATCGGCTTTCGCCTTGGCTTCCTTGCGGAT